TCCAATATGACGTTGAGATCCTGCGGGGATACGACCCTCCGCAGGTACTCATCGTACCTGAAGCCACGCTTAAGGAAAACACAATCACACAGACGTTTGAACTTTGTGTCGGGTATAATCTCCGACTTGTCCGCGCTCGTGTATTTCCACCCAAACCGCTTCATAACTTCCTTCACCGCAAATGGGGTGAACCTCTCTTTAAATCTATCTGAAACCACGAAAACATGATCGTCTCCCATGGTTATGATTCTGAAATGAATGAGGAACAATTCCAAATGCGGATCCTCGTGAATAATAATTCTCCAACACAGCATAAAACCGCGTATCACGAGCTTCGAGTTGACCACCCCTGTTAAAGGGTGACCACTCGGCATGGAGCCATCCCATTCAACCAAAAGATCGAAGAAGGCCACTTTAGCGAATCTAATAGCATCTGCAACAGCATTTCGCACGCAGTCATCCTCTCTCTTCCAGCCTTTGGTGCCCCAATACCACACACAAATCTCCTCAACGATAGACAATATAATAGCAGGATTCTGACTCGTGTCAAAACCTCCAAAGTCACCGTCGAAGCAGTTCATAAGTGAATGGTTCGCTTCTTGTAACGTGAGCGCAACGTGGTGCCAGTCAATGGACCGTGGGTTGATGCCCATCGCTATTCCATTGCCGACACGAGTATCTTGAACAAAATTGACAAAAGATTGAAAGTACATTCTGGTAATAACCAAGAGATCCATGGGCGCGGGAAAAATCAATCGCGTCTCCAAAGCATCAACCTTGGCATGTTTCCTTCTTTCGTCCTTCAGAGCACATGTAAATATGAACTCCGGTTTCCTTCCTTCCTTCATGTACTTCAACTTCTCTTCAACAACCGTGCGTAACTCCTGTAGTTCCGGGCGGGTAAAATCGATGTCCCCTTCATTGCCTAACCAATAAGTCTTACCATGGCAACCACTGTGGTTCTGTAAACACCACGGGTAGCCAGAGCTTGTAGATCTTGGTATAGCTTTACAATAGGGATTACCTACCTCACCTGCCACCGCTTTCTCAAACGAGTATATCTCCGGTTGCTTTGTACGATACATATCCAAGTATTTACTCTCGGATGCCATCTTTAACCATGTTCCCATAGCAGCTTGGAAGCCACTCTGGTCGACAAACATCGGTGTGACCCTATATTTCAAAAAGGCCTTAACGTAGGGATCCACCCAACGTTTCTCACCGCCTTCGTCAACCATCTGCGGCACCAATACTGCCGGT